CCAGGGTCTGCAAATCTTGTTGCGTGAAAACGTCGGTATATTGGAGTTCGATTGTAACACCTCTATTGGCATTTCGCCGAATTATGCCAAGCCGCTGAATAGAGATCACGCCGTCAGTCTGCAATACCGTTGATTCTACTGCGCGAAGCAAGCGGTTTTCTGTGCCAAGATTGCCTAATAGCTCAATCCAGTTAATTCCAAATGTTACGTTTAAATACCAGTCACCTTTAAATGACCGCAGCCGCGTTAGTACGTTTTGCGCGATAGCTTTCGAGTCGCGCTTGTACACTGCGCGGCCTTTTCCGAATCGCCAGTCTAGGTTGTTGTCTAGTCCGCTGACCTGCATTATTGCGGTCCTCCTGTGTTACCCGGCCCGGTGTCGACGCCGCTGTGAGTATGAGTGCCGAAGTCTATACCGCCAATGCTTGCCGTTGCCACAGTTAGCTTGCCTGTGCATGTAATGTTTCCATTAACTTGCAAGTTGCCTGTAACAGTTAAGTCGCCTACCTGCGTCCGGTCGCCCTGGTGCGTATAGTCACCATCCTGGTTCGTGTCGCCAGTCTGCTGGATAACAGTTGGTATGGTAATTGCACTGGACAAAGGATTAACGCCGACAATGGCCAGGCCATCGCTGTAGTCGTGCATTCTAAACTCAGCCGGACTCTGAAAGTCTGCCCCGCCGTACCAACGGTCAAAGCAACGCTCTGTTAGTACAAGCAGACAGTAATCGCCCACAGCTATCGGGTGCGCCGTATAGCTGCCGCCCCCCTGCATAAACACAGGCGGAACCATTGTGAAATCCGGTAGCTCAATAGACCGGCCAGCCACCACGCGATTAATAACAGGCTGGACGCTGATGGTTTTGGCCTGCACGCCCGTCACTTTGGCAATGGTTGCCGTGTGCAAGTTGGACAATGCCTCGCCAATGGCGTCGTTCAGAACGTCTGTCAATTCCCGCTTCGCTGTCATATAGATTTCGCCTCTGCGGCCAGGGTGCCGGTGCAGCTCTGTTTCCACTCATCCCCGTAATTGTCGCCGCGATAGTTGATTGTTTCAATTTTGTAAATGCCGTCCAGGTGCGGCGCTGTTGAACTTTTAAGATTAGCAAGACCGCCGATCTTTATAGCTGGATTCATCAACGTCTCAAACGTCACCAGTTTGCTATCCCGTGTTGGTGTGCTGATCATCCCGGTTGCCGCACTCACTACCGGCACGTACCTGCTCACAACCTCGTCGTCTTTTATGGCGTAAAGCTGTTCATCATCTATATAACACGTTTCATTAGGTCCCATCATTTCCTCGATAAGCCGCGCACTGTTGCCGATTAGCACCTTGGGTCGCGTCAAAGGCGGACGCTCGGTGATCTTGCCTATTTTTGTGCGTGGCATATCTGCGACGCACGCATCTATCGCCCTGCGCCCGCCCTCGACCGTGCGGGCGGTGAAACTATGCAGCGAATCCTTGCCGCCGTCCAAGCATTCCAGCGAGGTAATGATGTCCGGCCCCTGCCGTGCATTACCGCCGGTCTGGACTGTGCCCTTGAAAATCATTTCTACACGGTCTTGATAACCGACAAACAGCGCAACCGGGATTACTTTCTCGCCCTCTTCGGCATCTTTAACAAGAGACAATCGTTTGGACTCTGCCAGGTTGGTAATCTGTATATTCATTTTGTTAATGCCACCCCGGATAGACTTCGTGATGTCGAAGACAATTTGGATCGGCGGCGTTATCTCAATGTTGAGACCTCCGGCGGTTATTCTGAGGATATAATCGCGGCTAAATCTTGGAGTGGTCATCAGAACTGCACCTCTACTCCACGGAGCTGCTCCATATCCGCCGCCTCCAGCATGTAAATATTACAGCGTCCGCCGCTGAAGTCCTGCCGCGTGAATGGATCAATCCCGTTTCCGCTGCGGTCAATACAGATAAAATCAAAGGGCTGATTCTGGCTGAGCATGTGCAATACGCCCACGGATAATTTTAGACCGTAAACCACCGTGTCGCCGAACTCCGCATCGAACATCCATATTTGAGTGCGCGGGTAAAATCGCAGCGTGAAGATGATCTCAGACTCTTCAAAAAGGATAGTGTGCCGCTGGATAGGCTCTGCCGTTATGTTTTGCAGTCGTCTCATTCTGGAATCCACCCAAACATTTGCCCCAAATTGGTAGACAAGCTCTCTTCCACTTCCTCACCTTCCTGCGCCCCCTTGTCCGTCTCGCCGTCAGTCTGGCCGTTAGTGGCAATGGCTGCGTTCTGAGCGGCTGTAGTCTTTGTGAATAGGGTTTGCGCAATGCGCACTTTCTGCGCCTCCAGGTTAAAACTGATCGCCTTGCTCTGGTTATCACGTGTGACCTCAAGCGATGTAATGTACATATCGGTGTAGTTCTTGAACGACGTGCTGATTTTGATTAGCTTATCAGTCGCTTGAAGACCTTCCATTTTTTTCAAAAACGCCTCGATATTGGTTTGGGCTTCGCTGTCTTGCAGCCCGAGGTACTTTGCTGCGCCCTGCGTTGCGTCTATTGCAGCATCCACCCGGTCAACCGCGTTGGTAAAGTCATTGACTAGACCCGATACTCGGCTAAGCTGTGCCTGCGTGCGCGCCGGGGCGTATTGAGTGATATTTCCGACCTGCGTTTGCGCCTCTTGAAATGCGGCCACCGGTGCGCTTGGCTGCGCGTAAACGTCCGATACGTTGCCCTCTATGCTGACCGTAAGGGGCTCCCTGATAATGTGATCGTTAACATGGCTACCGTCTTCGAGGAAGGTGGTAGGCACCTTGGCAGAGCGGCTGAATTTTTCGCTCACCTGGGCAAATGCGGTATAACCGCCAATGCCAACAGTTTCGGAGTCGGAATCGGTGTCGCTTGGATACTGCCAATTTAGGTAGTCACGTATGCCGCCGGTGTTTTTTGCGTAGTCTGTCAACTCTCCGATTAGCGCCATTACCTTCCCCCGCGTCTGCTTTGGGTCCGTGCGTCCTCAAGATGCCGCTGTAGTCCGTCGGACGCGGCCTTACCTGCACGCTCGGGATCTAATGTTTTGATCTCCATGTTTATGTTCTGTTCGACACTGCTCGACGTTCCTCCGACGTTCGTTACAGCGCCGCCCGGCTGCATGGCTTGCGAATGAGACTGGGATGTTGGATCAGATACTGGTGTTGGCATTGGAGCTCCATCTTCACCGGATTCTTTACCGCCGAAAAGCCCACCGACCCAGTTGCCAACGTCACCCGCTATATCCGCAGCGCCCGACGCCACGTCACCCGCTATATCCGCAGCGCCCGACGCCGCATCTCCGGCCATACCCGCAGCGGCTGATGCCGCATCGCCGGCTCCGCCGATAAGTTTTACGGCCCAGTCCGGCAGGATATCCAGAACCTTCTGGCCTACCCATTTAAACAGGTCACCGAACAGCGCAAAAAATGCGTCCGACAAAGTCCCGACAATGCCCATCAGCCCCTCGCCTATTTCTGTGAACCCTCCCAGAAAGTCGCCAGACAAAAGTTTGCCTATGCCGGAAAAGATACTCATAAAGTCACCGAATAGGTTGGAGACCAAATCAGTGACGAAATTAAAGGCGTTCTTGAATCCTGACACTATCGTTTTCAGAACCGGCTGAATATCAAAGCCCAGGAACTCTTGAAAGAAGTCTGCAATAACCGACTCACCGCCCTTGAACGCTTTCGACAAGTCATTAACTGCCCATAATATGCCAGCCACCCCAGCAATTATTAATGTGATCGGTGATGTTATCAGGGCAAGTGCTCCCGCAAATATTGTAGGGCCAACGGTAGCCGCAACGAACGCGGCACCCACAACGGCAATCAACGGCGCTATCGGTTTCAAGGCATCGAATATGATCTTTGCGCCACCCAGTATCCCGCCGACGACCTCTTTAAAGACCGCAACAATATCCTTAAGCAGCGGCTGTATATCCCACCCGAAGAACTCCTCGAAGAAGTTTGCAATAACCGAATCGCCGCCCTTGAACGCTTTCGACAAGTCATTAACTGCCCATAATATGCCAGCCACCCCAGCAATTATTAATGTGATCGGTGATGTTATCAGGGCAAGTGCTCCCGCAAATATTGTA